CCATCGTTAATCTCTAGCGTCCCAAACGCTGATCAAACAGCCCAACCTGTAAGATTGGTCGGACAGAATGCTTCTGGAGCTGGTTTTAGTGCAGTAGGTGCTTCTGTAATTGATGCATTTTTCGTACAGACTCCTATTATTACTGGTAGTGTAGCATATAATCAAGCAGCAGGTGCGATTAACGTAGTGTCAAGCACTACTGTAAATGCAGAATTTCTGGCAAGATCTGTTAATGCATATCGCGGATCTATGCGTATGCGATTCTCCTTGACTGCATCTCAGCGAATTGTAAATAATAACTTTTCTGTATTACTTGCAGATTTAATCGGCGAGAATTTAACTTTTACTATTAATTCAGCTACATCAGTTACCATTAGTTTACCGGGTAATACTTTTGATTCAACGATGGTGGGTCAGTTTATCATGTTTGGTGGTATTGTAAGTGCCGCCGCAGCTTTGCCCGGTCGTTATGCCATTGCTTCAGTTGTAACTGGTACGAGCATTACACTTACTGTGGCAGGTTTCCCTGCTTCTGGGACTGGAACTTGCACATTATTTGGTCGTAACTATATTCGGCATCTAGTTACGGGTGCTACAGCAACTACACTTAACGTAGATGCACAACGTAATGGTTGGGCTACTGGTGATACCGCTGCTGTAATTAATACCACAGCCTCTCCGGGCACTGTAATCCAGACAGAACTTACTGGTCGGGAAGTGTTTTTCTCTGATGCATTACGAGCAACTAGTACTGCGCCTACTTTCGTAACTCGTGCATCTCGTTATGAAAATATTCCAGATCAGGGTGTCGATCTATATGTGTTCTTGTGGAATTTTAATGGTTCTGTTGCCCCAGCCAGTGCTACAACATTTTCACTAGCACATCTTTCTGTAGAGAATTTTGCAAATGTCCCTGTTTATCTGCAAGGTGCCCGTTCGTTAGGCCAACAGAATGCACTTCCTGTTCAGATTCAGGCAGGTGCTAATAGCATTGGTTCAATCGGTACTGTAACTACAGTAACTGGCGTTACTACGGTAAGCACAGTTGGCGCAGTTACATCTGGAAACTTAGGTATTCCCGGTATCATTACAGATGTAACTTCAGCAGCCCTGACTACAACTACTACTACCGCAGCCTTCACACCTACTTATGGCACTTCTTATTCAGTTAGTATTCCTGTTACTGCTGTAACTGGTACTACGCCTACACTAGATGTAAGTGTAGAGGAATCTGATGACTCAGGTACAAACTGGTTTAAAGTCTACGATTTCCCTAGAATTACTGCAACTGGTATTTATCGTAGCCCCATCTTGCCAATGACAGGCAATAGAGTTCGGTATGTACAGACTGTAGCTGGCACTACACCTAGCTTTACACGAGCAGTCAACCGCTTACAGAGTAGCTATATGGCACAACCATTAAGGCAATTAGTTGATCGTTCTATTGTTTTAACTACATTAAACAGCACAACACCTTCACTAGATACTCGTGATTGTGGTAATCGTGTACAAATGGTAGTAAATATTGGTGCAGTTACAACTACTGCTCCTGCTCTACAGCTAGAAGGTTCAGATGATAACGGTGCAAGCTGGTATTCAATTGGAACACCTTTAACTGCTGTAGCAAGTTCTACTGTTCAATTAACTGTAACAGACCTAAATTCAGCCCTTGTTCGTGCTAGAGTATCTACTGCTGGCGTTGGCGTAACAGCAGGGTATGTAATGGTTAAAGCTCACGACTAATCTGGAGTAAAATAATGCGAAATTACGATTCAAGTACAGTAGGTGTACCATATATTAGAGTACCTACAATTCAAATTTCTTATCCGCAACCACTGCAAGGAAACATTCGTTTTCAAGAAGTAGAAGCTGTAATTTTAGCTGATGGTTCGACCCGGCAGTTGAATGAACTAGGAGAGAAATCTTTTAGTATTACTCCATCACAAATGCATGAAACTATTCAATTAATCGATCCTACTAGTGGTGCGGCCATCCCCGGTCAAACTATGTCAGTAATGCAATTAATGCTGGGAATTCTTGCAGTGATTCGTCGGGAACAAGTAGCACAATCATGAAAGTCGCGCTGTATGTTGGTGATCATTCCAATGATGATTGGTTAGTACAAATGACTTGCCGGGTAATCCGTCTTGTACAAAAAGGCCCTTTCCGTATGGTTACGCATGTCGAAGCTATTCATGCAGAACATGCAGATGGCAGCGTTACGATTGCTAGTTCTAGTTTACGAGATAAGGGTGTACGTACAAAGCGAGTAGTATTAACACCGGGTAACTGGCAGATTATCGACGTACCGCTTTGGGATACTCAACGATCAATCGATTGGTTTAAGTTGCATGATGGTATGCCTTACGATTGGCGCGGAGCTTTAGCTACACAACTTCCCGGTTCAGGCAGAGCTAATGAATGGTTCTGCAATGAAGCTGTAGGAGCAAGCGTAGGTTTGCAAACTCCAGATAGATTAGGGCCGCATCAGTTTGCTGCGATTGCTTCTTCATTGCAAGCATTAAATAGCTAGAGTATAGCAATAATATTTTACCTTGACAATGCAAGTAATATATGATATAATTTATCTAATATATTTGCATTTCTTATAAAGGGTTTTATGGAAGAAATTATAAAAGCAAAGTCTTTTACCCCAACCCTTGCAATGCGTAACAATGCTAGGCGTGGACTTGCACTTAGGGAAAAGTACGATAGAGGTGGTCTTGATACTTCACAAGCCCATAAGGAAGGCGTAGGTTCAGGCGTAGCAAGAGCAAGAGACATAATCAATGGTAATCTAACTTTAGATACCGTTAAGCGAATGTACAGTTTCTTTAGTAGGCATGAAAAGAATTATCAACCAAAGAAGAAGATGCCGGATGGTGGCCCCACCGCTGGTACTGTGGCTTGGTTAACTTGGGGTGGATCTGCTGGTTTTGCATGGGCGCGTAGGATCTTGAAGCAAGAGAACATCGTAAAAAGCTATACTAAAGAAATAACAGATACCGAAGTTAATACTGAAGATGAATTATCTTGGATGAAACTTCAAGTAAACAAATCTACCAACGAAGAATTAAAACAAGTATTGTATGTAGCAATGTGTCCCGATGAAGCTGATCTTCACGGTGATATTACGACAGTAGATGAAGTTAGAAAAGCCTGTCATAACTTCAATCAACACTGCATGAAAGCTAATCTTTTTCATCTAGTAGAGACTGATACATTTTCCATAGTCGAGAGTTACGTAGTGCCTGCTGATTTTATTCTAGGTGAGAAGATTGTCAAAGCAGGCACTTGGCTAGTAAATCTACAGATACATGATGACGATGTATGGGGTTTAGTTAAGTCTGGAAATATTAACGGCGTGAGCATTGGAGCATTAGCTTCTGTTCAGAAAATAGAAGAGGAAACAGATGACTGAAATTAACCGAAAAGCTAAACGCAAGTTAAGCAATATAGACTTTAGCAAGACTGGGTCACATATCGCGCTGGTTTCTAGCGAGCAAGGTGGGCCAGCGAATGGTCACGATTATGCACTTGTTATGAAATCCGCCAACTTCTCTGAAGAGTTTATTCAGAAAGCATCCCAAGTAAAAGTAACGCTAGAGATTACAGAATTCCTGCGTAGATTCTTTAATATTTACGATACAGATGCTGAAGTATTAGCTCGTGCATTAGGTTTCACTACTGCAATGCAGGATAAAGAAGCTGAAGATATGTTAGAGGCAGAAACTCAAGATGAGCCATCTACGTATGAAGACTATATTCAATCTAAGATGGAAGCATATGAGATTATGAAATCGCTATACGAAGCTGATTCTATCCCTGAAGTTCTTTCTAAACTAGATGAAGATGAATACCTAGCAATGCTTAAAGATCAAGAGCGACTTGAGAAAGCATTTAAGAAGATCATTAAAGATCAAAAGAATTCTGCTAAGACTACTACTATAGTCAAAGCTGGAGAAGGCTCAACCGAAGCCATTGCGAAAGCAGAACAGTCGGATGATAAAACTGAAGCGAAGGTTGAACCTTCTGAAACCATAAATAAAGGAACCAGTATGACGAAAGAAGTACAAGTAGCCGAAATTGAAAAGACTGTCGAAGTTGTTGAAAAATCACAACTAGATGCTATTCAAAAGGCATTTAATGAGCAGAAAGAAGAACTGCAAAAAGCACTAGATTTAGTTGCTAAGTTTGAGACAGAACGTAAAGAAGCTATTCGTAAGGCACGACTAGAGCAAGTAAAAACTGCTGTAAAAGACCAAGCTAAAGCTGAAGTTCTATTTAAGGCTTTAGGTCTAGTAGAAGATGAGACAGATTTTCAAGCTGTAGTAAAAACTCTAGCAGATATGCAAGCAGTTATCGAAAAGTCTGATTTGTTTGTTGAACAGGGTGTGCAAGTGGAAGCTGACGATAAAGTAAAAGAGTCTGCTGTAGCACGAGTTATCAAAGCCCGTCTAAGTAAGTAATTTTAATCTTTAAGGAAATATATATATGTCACTCCTATTCACTGAAAACCTCCGTTTTAGCAATACTGTTAAAGCAGAACTCTGGCCTGAAATGGGCTACACTCGTGCAGTCGTTACCTATAATGGTACGGCTGGCGATTTTAAAATCGGCTCAGTTCTTGGTAAAGTTACCTCTGGTGGAAAATACAAGTTCTGCGTACAGACTGCAGTCGATGGCTCACAAACAGCAGATGCTGTTCTAATCGAAGATGTAACTACTGTTCTAAATACAGACAAGAAAGTTTTAGTTCTACTAAAAGGCCCTGCTGTTATTTCTAAAGCTGCGCTAATCCTAGACGCATCCCATGACCTAGATGCTGAAAAAGCTGCAATCTATGCAGCCCTAGAAGCTAAGGGTATCCAAGTAGCAGATGCTGTTTAATACAGTGTACATTAATAAATAAGGAAAATTACTATGGCAACCGTGCGCAGTTTTGATAAACCGTTTGAAGTCACAGACCTCACCGAAGAACTAAACCTAATCCCCAATACTTGGGGTCTAATTAACGAACTAGGCATTTTCAATGCTGAAGGCGTATCCAATCATACCATTACCGTAGAAGCTACAGCAGGTACACTAAGTGTTATCCCTGACGCTACTCGCGGTTCACGTAATACTGTCAACAAGAATGATACTCGCAGCATCTATGCTTTCGGTGTTCCACACTTCCCACTAGATGATGCAGTTAGCCCTGCTGATCTACAAGGTAAACGTGCTTATGGTTCAGATCAAGCAGATACCGAAGCTGCTGTTGTTGCACGTAAGCTAGAGCGTCTACGGCGTAATCACGCTGTTACCCTAGAAGCTGCTCGTGCATATGCGCTTACTACTGGTGCAGTCTATGCTCCTAACGGTACTGTAGTCAATAACTACTACACCTCTTTCGGTATTACCCGTAAGGAAATCGACTTCGTTCTAGGTACTACAACTACTGATGTTATTGCTAAGATTGAAGAAGGTATTGCGCATATCATGGATAACCAGCTATCTGGTGAAACCGTTAGCTCAGTAACTGTTCTATGCTCACCTGAGTTCTTTGCAAAACTAATTGCTCAGGCTGGTGTAAAAGAGTCTTACAAGTACTACGCCTCTACTCAAGAGCCGCTACGTAATCGTCTAGGTTCTGGCGTCTATCGTCGGTTCAGCCACGGTGGTATGGACTTCATCGAATATCGTGGTTCATACAACGGTGTCCGTCTAATCCCTGCTGGCGATGCTTACGCACTACCAATGGGTACTATGGATACATTCATGAGCTACTTCTCACCTGCCAACAAGATGTCCCTAGTGAACACCATTGGCGTTGAGGCTTATGTGTTCCAATATCGTGATGCTAAGGATGAGGGTATTCTACTTCAGTCCGAGTCCAACCACATTGCGTTGGTTCGTCGTCCCGGTACTGTTGTTCGTTTGTTCTCAAGCAACTAATAAGTTAGCCCTTACATGAGGCTTCCTTAACTAAAATAATCGGAGGGTTCTCAAAAGGAATCCTCCTTTTAATACAGAATCTTTTATCAAGGGTTCTTTATTAAAATATATTACAAGTATTAATAGGAAAAAAATATGCCACAAATCGGAACAAAAGGTTCAGAACTTGATTTATTAATCAGACAAGGCGCAACATTTGGGCCAAATACTTGTAGATTAACTAATCAAGATAGTACACCTATTAATTTAACTGGTGCTACACTTAGAGCGCAAGTACGTAAAACACCAACATCTACATTAGTTCCCGGTGCAACTGGAACATTCGTTATAACTAATGCAGCAAATGGTGAATTTACTTGGTCATTCACTGCAGCAGCCACTACTGCTATGCCTGCAGGTAGTGAATCTGAAACAGAAACTTCTTCTATCTATGTTTGGGATATGGAGTTAGAAGATTCTATTGGACGGGTTATACCATTATTGTATGGTAAAGTTTATGTATTTAGAGAAGTCACTAAGGTAGATTAATTGTGACTGATATATCTATTACAACACCACCTCCTATAGCATTAGCGATTAATAATGCAACACCTATTGATATTAATATTACGCCAATAAGTATAGCTCTTCAGTTATCACAAACACAAGGACCGGCTGGACCACAAGGTATACAAGGATTACCCGGATCTGGTATTGTAGGAGGGGATCTAACTGTACCCGGTACTGCTATTATTGGTGGCACCACAACCTTATCAGGCGGCACCGCCAACGGCGTCACCTACCTGAACGCCAGCAAACAACTCACCAGCGGCTCGGAGTTGGTGTTTGATGGGGTGAATTTGGGGATTGGGACGAGTTCGCCAGGGTATAAATTGGATGTGCAGGGTGCTATAGCCGCAGGAAATGGCACGATCACAGCCGGTATTAGTTACAGCACAAGGGCGGAAATTGGCTCTTTTAGCAACCACGCCCTTGGCTTCATTACCAACAACACAACTCAAATGTTGTTGGACGCCAGCGGCAATTTGGGGATTGGGACGAGTTCGCCGGGGTACAAGCTAGATGTTTCAAGCGCAGCAACAACTGTAATACGGTCATTTGCAACCGCAGGAAATCAAGCGTATTTATCTATTGCTGGAAATGCTGGAGTTCCTGGCACTTCGGCATTTGACATTATTCAAGATGGCTCCTCAAATGCTTTCTTATTTAATCGTGCCAACACGTACATGGCGTTTGGCACCAACAACACCGAACGCATGCGCCTCGACGCCAGCGGCAATTTGGGGCTGGGGGTTACGCCTAGTGCTTGGGGAGAAAATCAGCGTGCTAGTGAAATTGGAATTTTTGCTGCGTTAGTCACTGATTCAGTAGGCAACGGTCAGTCTGGTTTGATGCATAACCTGGTTCTCAGTGGAACCAGCTACAAATACAAACTGGCCGCACCAGCGTTTGCTGGAAGCTATGTGTTTTCGCCAGGGCTAGGTCAGCATCAGTGGTTTGTTACATCAACCGCTGGAACCGGCCCAGCTGCAGCTACGCTGACGCAGGCAATGACGCTGGACGCCAGCGGCAACCTCACCCCCGGCACAGACAACACCCAAACCCTCGGCAGCGCCGCCAAGCGCTGGTCTACCATTTATGGTAATGGTGCAGGTATAACAAATATAGCTTGGAGTAATATAAATAAAACTGCAGGTACAGATTATGTAGCGCCGGGTATAGTAACTACCAATGGTATTACCATGAGTACTGCTAAGATGTTAGGCAGATCCACTGCAGCAACAGGTGCGATTGAAGAGATTACTGTAGGTACTGGTTTGAGTTTAAGTGCTGGAACATTGAGTTCTACAGTAGCTATGGTATACCCTGCTGCTGGTATTGCTGTGAGTACAGGTACAGCTTGGTCTAGCTCCAAAGCTACACCTACTGGTGTTATTGTTGGAGATACCGATGTACAAACATTAACTAATAAGACTTTAACTAATCCAACAATAACAAATTATGTTGAAACGTCTTTTACAGCTAATACTAGTACTGCAATTACTATTAATCTAGCAAACGGTACAATTCAAAATCTAACGCTAACTGGCTCACCTACAATTACTATGCCTACAGCAGTAGCTGGTAAATCGTTTGTTATGTATCTTCGCACAGGTACTGGAGGGTTTACCGTTACTTGGACTGCTGTTAAGTGGCCTGCTGGTACTGCTCCTACTATCACTAGTACTGCATCTCGTATGGATATATTCTCATTTTTCAGTGATGGCACTAACTGGTATGGTACAACAGTAGGCCAAAACTATACACCTTAAGGCTATTAATGTTTACATCAGGTAAGACAAGAAATGTTAGTGCATCTGGAACTACCGGCGACCCATACTGGTCTAATGTCAGCCTGCTCACCAACTTTGAAAATAATCTATCATTTCTGGATGAGAGTACTAATAATTTTCCAATAGTGCGCACTGGGGTAGTTAATCCTAGCTTAGCTACTCCTTTTACTGGTGTAGGTGGTTCACTTAAATTTCTCGGCACAAGCAACGCAAATTTATCTATAAACTCAACGTATAGTGCTTCTTTTCCAAAATCAACAGAAAATGCAACATTTGAAGCTTGTATTTATTTAAATGCACTTGGTGTCAATCAGGCAATTATTAGTAAGGGATCTACAAGTTCTCTTCAATTTTATCTTAGTATCTCGAATGCTAATGTAATAACCTTTGGTTCTCAAACAGGTGGATCAATTACAGGCACAACGGCACTTACAACTGGTGTTTGGTATCATGTTGCAGCAACTTGTGGTGGCGGCACTGCAAAAATTTGGTTAAATGGTGTGCAGGAAGCAAGTGGAAGTGTTACATTAGGTACATATACCAATTTAGTTTATATTGGTGCATTATCCCCGCCAACAGGAGGTCCTTGGTATTGGCCTTTTAATGGATTTATAAGTAATGCGCGCATTTCAAATTTACAACGCTATTCTTCTACCTTTACACCAGTAACAACTCCCTTTACGCCCGATGCAAGTATATTATTGCTAATCACCGGCACAGGGCAGGGCATGTTCGACAACAGCACCTTCGTAGACCAAGGGCCAAATGCTCTGACGGTGACTGCTACGGGTGCGCCTGTGTACTCTGGATTGAGTCCGTTTGGAAATACTTATCCGGGGAGTGTGTATTTTGGCGGGGATGGAAATTACTTATCTGCCCCACCAGCAGCCGCTACATCTTTCTCAGGAGCCTTCACAATGGAGGCTTGGATTAATGTCAGTGATGCGGGAAGAACAGTAGACGCACAAAAAGTAGGAACAGTATTTGGCGGAGGTGTGGCTTTAAATACCACAAATTTGTGGGCTTTTTATCTTATTATTTCAGGTGGGGTTCTTTCTTCTTTGGGGTTAGAAGTAAATGGAGTTAATATTTTAACCTCCTCTGCTTTAAGTGCAGCATTAAATACTTGGCATCATGTGGCTTTAGCGCGTAATGGAACAACTTTGACGTTCTACTTGAATGGCACATCCGTTGGCAGCACTACCTATAGCTCGGCATTTTCTACCAATACTGGCGGCACCGTTCAAATTGCTAGATTTCCTTACGGTTCGCCAAATCAAAATTGGACTAAAGGTTATTTTTCCAATGCAAGGGTTGTTAACGGCACAGCTGTATACACCGCCAACTTCACGCCATCGACTACGCCGCTGACCGCGATCACCAATACCTCTCTGCTGGTGCGGGGGGATACTGGTGCGTTCTATGATTTGAGTAACGTAGGCAACCCGGAGTCGGGTGTGGGGTCGGTAGCGGTGACTACACAGGTCAAGAAGTTTGGCAATGAGAGTGGTAGTTTTAATGGAACAACCTCTTACCTAACTGCTCCAGACAATATTTCGCTGAACATGGGTGCGGCTGACTTTACGCTTGAGGCATGGATTTATCTCACAGCCACACCGGGGGCAGTTACAAATAATGGCGCTAATGTCATTAACAAAGACGGCAAAGCGGCGGTATCATGGGCGCAGTACAACTTGTACGTTAATTCTGCGTTAAAAGTTTGCGCTAGTTTTAGCTCTGTACCCAATGCGGGAGGTGCGCCAACCGCGAACATTACCGGATCAACAACACTATCGCTCAACACTTGGTATTACGTTGCTGTAACTCGAAGTGGTGTTAACGGGACTGTTTGGGTTAACGGTGTGTCAAATGGAACCACAGCATCCATACCGACTACCTTAGCCAATGGCGCAAGGGCTTTATATATTGGGTATGAAGAAAGCCAACCTGCATTTGCCTACTTTCCCGGTTACATAGACGACATCCGCATCACTAAGGGTGTAGCACGAACCATCACAACCCCCACAGCAACATTCCCAACAGGGTTATAAGGAAACTAAATGTATTACGCAAAACAAACAGAGCAAGGTTTTCATATTACTGTTCTCAAAGTACTATTTCCTGAGACTTCTTTTCCAGAGACTGGACCAGATCTAGATTGGTTAGCAAATTCTGGTGTTTATCCTGTTGAGGAATATTTATATTTTGATGCAGAGCAGTATAAACGCAATGCTATCGAGCCTGAGTTGCAAGATGGGCTGGTTTACACTGCTGAACTTATACTGTTAACTGAAGATGAAAAGCTCCTACGTAAGTCAGAGAATATCTCACAACTAGCCTCTAGAGCAAGGGAACAGCGTAATCGACTATTAGCAGAATCTGATTGGACACAAGTTTCAGATGCTCCGGTAGATAATGCAGTTTGGGCTAATTATCGGCAAGAGTTAAGAAATATTACTAGGCAACCAAATTTTCCCGATAATATAACTTGGCCTACTAAACCATGAAAACAGCACCCAAACCTATCCAATGGTTTTTAAAAATAAGTAATGCATTGGCAGTAACAATGCCTTGGAAAACAGTTTATTGCCTGCCCGGTCAAGAAAATAATCTAAAGTTAGCTGCGCATGAAGCTGTACATATCGCTCAGATAGAACGGGACGGGGCTATTAAGTGGACAATAAAAATTCTATATTATTTACTAAGGCATGGTTATATTAACAGTCCCTATGAAGTAGAAGCTAGAAAACATTCAGAGTAGAAACTTTATAACAAGGAAGATATATGCCATTAACTGACTTACAGAAAATCAGATATGAACTTGGGGATACGGATGCTACTTTTCCAATGCTTACAGATACAGAGTACGAATATTTTTTAGAGAAGAATAACTTAAGTATCAGAAAAGCAGCTATGGATGCTGCCAAGACCATAATGTTAAAAATGTCTATGCGCTCGGATGATACCGTAGATATTTTCAGTATTAAGGGATCTAAAGCAGCAGAAACTTATATAAAAGCCTTGCAGATGTATATTAAGAATTCAGATTTTAACGGAAATCTAACTTCTATTTCTGCTTATGCCGGTGGTATCAGTAAGCAGGATATGCAAGATAACATCGACGTATATGATAATAATGCTGTGATTACTCCCGGCTTTAGTGGTTCCTATACATACCCACCGCTAAGTAATCCTTTCGTAGTCTGAGGTAGTTATGTCAAATGCATTCTTGAGAGCTACAGCCTATGCGATTGATCGACATGGCTTAACAGCAACATACACGGTAGTTACCGAAGGCGTTTACAATGTTGAAACAGGAAGTACTACAAATACTACTACTGCTTATTCTGTAAAGATGTATATGCGGCAGATTAGAGCTTCCCAATTCAACTATCCTAATCTTATTGGACAGGAATCTGGATTGTTTTATATCCTAGCTACTAACTTAGGTTTTATGCCACAAGCACAAGATCAGATTACTTATGCAGGTAAAACTTACAAGGTAGACTCTGTACAGCAGCATACTGCAGAAGGTAGTGTTGTCTTATATCGTGTGCTTGCTGTAGTTTAATATCTCAAGTAGGTACACTATGCAAGTAACTGTCAACACGAAAGAACTGTTAGAGAGCCTTAAGAAATACGAAGAAGAAATTAAACGTAAACTTGAAGGTATGGTAACAAAGTTTGCATATGAGTCTACTGTAATTGCAGTAAATAATACTCCACTTGGCAGTTCTGCTGCTTTTGCAGACTGGTATGAAGTTAGAGAAATGGTTACAGGCTTATCTCCAGAAGAAGGCTTTGCAAGAGGAAGCTGGCAAATATCGCTAGACGGTTCTTTATCTTGGAGAGAAACATACGGGCAAGGTTCTGGAATGCTTGCTGCAGAAGATGCCAGAGAGAAAATGTCTGATTATAAAATAGGGGATACTGTTTATATAGGTAACTTAGGGCCTTACATTAAGAAACTAGAAGATAACTATTCACCACAGACAAGTGGACAAGGTATCATGCAGCCTACTGAGGATAATATAGTAGCAATATATAACACAGATATAAAACAAATGTTTGATAACTCATAAGGAAACATATGGCTTTACTTAGTATTAAAAAAGCATTTGAAAAGAAACTAGCTACAATGACTCCTGCGTTGTCTACTGCATATGAATCAGTTAGTTTTACGCCAGTAGCAGGTACAGCTTACCAACGTGTTCAATTAGTGCCACGTAGACCAGAAAACCCAACGATGGGAGATGCTTACTACAGAGAAGTAGGAGAGTTTCAGATATTTCTCTGCTACCCTTCTAATAAAGGTGCAGCAGAAGCATTAGCAAGAGCAGAGTTAGTTCAACAGCATTTCGCCAGAGGAACTACATTAGTCGAGGGAGTGTATGAGATTAATATCATGCGTACACCGCAGATTGCAGGAACGGTTATTGTATCCGATAGGATCATAGTCCCTGTAATTATTCAGTATTCTGTTGGGGTAATGTAGTCCCTCTGAATTAAAAAAGTAATTTTGCAAAATTAACTATTAAGGAAATAAATCATGCCGATTTCAAAAGGTGTAGCTAAGAACGTAGCTATTAAAAAAGAGACAACCTATGGTACACTTGCAGGGCCTACTGGCGCAAGACTTCTCCGTAGAGTAACTTCTAACTTCAATCTGTCGAAGGAAACTTACCAGTCAGATGAGCTGAGAACTGACTATCAAATGGCAGACTTCCGCCACGGTGTTCGTTCTGCTGACGGTTCTGTATCCGGTGAACTATCTCCCGGTTCATATTCCGATCTAGTTGCTGCTGCTCTAGCTCGTCAATTTAGCGCAGGTATTACCGTAACTTCACTAGCTTTTGCTACTACTGCAACTACTATTGTTCGTTCAACCGGCTCATTTCTAACAGACGGTTTTAAGATTGGTGATGTTATCCGTATCACGGTAGGTACTGGCGCTAACGCTAATAACCTAAATGTCAACTTGCTAATTACCAACGTAGTTGCACTGACGATTACATTCGTAGTACTGAACGCAGCTACTTTTACTGCAAGTCCTACCGTTACAGCAGCTACTATTGTCGTTCAAGGTAAGAAGACCTTCGTTCCTACTACTGGTCATACTTCTGACTCATTTACAGTAGAAGAGTGGTATTCTGACATTGCTCAATCTGAAGTGTTTACTGGCTGCAAGGTTAACACTATTGGTGTTAGCATTCCTGCTACCGGCATGGCTACAATGGACTTTGGCTTCATGGGCAAAGACCTAACTCAGACCGGTACTACTCAATACTTCACTACCCCTACTGCACTAGGTACTTCTGGTGTTTGTGCTGGTGTGAATGGTGTGGTTGTATTCAATGGTACTGCTGTTGCATTAATTACAGACGCTTCAATCAATATTAATCGTAATATTGCTAACGCTACTGTACTAGGCAGCAACTCAATCGCTGAGTCTTTCGATGGTCGTTGTTTAGTTGATGGTAGTATCAGCTTGTACTTTGCTGATGCTGTTGCTCGTAATGCGTTCAAAGATGAGACTGAAGTTTCTCTAATCTTTACGCTTACTACTAGCAATTCTAATACTGCTGATTTCGTTAGCATCACTATCCCACGCGCTAAGATCAACAGTGCAACTAAGGCCGATGCTGAGCAAGGTATTACTATGTCTTGTGATTTCCAAGCTCTACTAGCTGTAGCTGGTGGTACTGGTACTGCCAATGAGCAGACTACCATCATGATTCAGGATAGTCTTGGTTAATTGATAACAGCATGTAGCTAATATAGATAACCCCTTCAGCTTATGCTGCGGGGGTTTTTCTTTGGCTTATTTACCTTGACTTTGCAGCGAAAGTATGATAAAATAGAATTTCTTACTTAGATTACTATTCTAAGATTGATTAATAATTTGAAAGGATAACATGAGTTTTGACCTCGTAAAACAAGATTTCTCTAAAGCTGCTGAGCAGGGCTATACGTTTGAGCTAAAATTACCTACTGGTGCACCGTCAGGTGCTACGCTAACGATTCTAGGTGATATGTCTCCTACCGTAAAGACTTACTCACGTAAGAAGTTCGCAGAGTTCCAGCAGAAACAAGCTATTGCAAAGCGTAAGAACAAAGACCCTGATGATATGTCTTTGGATGAAGCAGAAGAACTTGCTGTCGAATCTGCACTAGTGCGGCTAGTAGCTTGGGCAGGTATCAAAGAGAATGGGGTCGATGTTGTGTTCTCTAAAGATAAAGCTGCTGAAGTCCTTAAGGCACATCCTTGGATTCGTGAAGCTATTGTACAGGAGGCGAGTGACGTAACCTCCTTTTGTCCAAAGTGATCTTGATTTAGCGTTAGAGTACGTCAAGCAAGAGTTTGAACTAGGCTCTGGCGCTAACTCCACCAGAGAAAAGCTAAATAGCGTATGGAGACAAACTGGTAACAAGCCTAAAGAACTTGATGAACTAGTTGAACTTCCAGTTATGTTTCACTATCTCTGGAGGGATTTTATCAAGCTAAACTCAAGCAGAACTTCTAATGGTTTTGGTGTAAATCCAATAAGCTATACAGAAATATATGCTTACTATAGTTTGAATAAAACAGATATTCAACCTTGGGAAGTTGAAGTGCTTGAGGCTTTTGATCGTGTAGTATTAAACCTATATGCTAAGAAGTCAGAAGCAGAACAAAATAAGTCAAAACAAAAGAAGTAAGTCTAGCCCTCTCACGAGGGCTTTCTTTTTAGTATAGCTGCTGTATTAAAAAGAAAGCATGGATGCTATATCAATTTTTGCTATACAGCAAATATAACCTAACGTATACATAGGGTTAAATCATGGAATTAACAGAATTAAAGTTCGCTGTCAACACAGAAGAACTCTCTACTGCAGTAAAAAAACTAGAAGCGCTTGGCGTAGCTATCTCCGATTACAATAAGGTTAACGGCGATAAGGCAAGAGCAGACAGAGAGTCTGCTGCTGCAGCTAAAGCACTAGCTAAAGAACAGAAAGCACAGGAGCAAGCGACTAAGAAAGCTACCGAAGCAGCAGAAAAAGCTGCGGCTGCTCAAAAGAAAAATGCTAGTGCTGCTGCAGATGCTGCCGAGGAAATGGCTCCGCTAGAAAAGTTATTAAATAAACTCAATAATCAATACGGCGATTTAGTTGCTGGTTTCACGAAAGGTGAAGCATCTATTCTACAACAGGCTCGTAATTTCGGTGCTGCTGAGAATGAACTGAAGCCTTTTATTGGTGTTCTAGAGAAAATTAAAGAGCTAACGAAAGATCCTTTTGATGCTTCCGTAGGAGCTATCCGTAGTGTTACTGCAGAATTTGACAGACTTACTCAGCGATCTAATCTTACTGCTCAGGGTATTTCTCTGACAACTAAACAGCTTTCAGAATATAGCAGATTATCTGCAGAAGTATCTGGGAAAGTAAATCAACTAGGGTTAGACCCAACGCAAGGTGCTGGTCTTGCTAAGTATAATACTATGCTTGCAGAATCACAAGCAGAATACTTAAAGATTGCTGGTAGTGTTAACCGTCTAACCGAAGAAGAGAAACAGCGAAATGCTGTACTACGTGAACAAGAGAAATTAGCTGCACAGAATCTAAGGCTCCAGCAGAAAGCATTAGAAGAAAATGCTACTGCAATGAACCAAGCAGTAGCAGAGTTCCGCAGATTAGAGCAAGCAAAAGCTGCTGCTGCACAAAGCACTGCAGACAAGATCATCAAAGCTAACGCAGACGCTGTAGCATCGGCACAGAGGCTCAATCAAATCACGGCAATGGTACAGCAAGGTATCAGCGAGAAAGAAGCTACAAAGCGCGTTGGGATGGCTTCTCAGGGCATCTCTGCAGAGAACATCAATCAGATCATTGCAGCAGAAAAGAATTTAGCTGCTACTCGCACTACTGGAACTAGGTCAGTTACAAGCTATGATGCTGCTGCAAGAGAACTTGCAAAAGCTCAGAAGTGGGTAACGACTGAAGAAGAGAAGATGATTTCAGTACTAGCTACTCTGAATCAGCAGCATGACAATAGCGCAGCATTCAATGAAAAAGCAGCAAGGTCTGTTTTCAATTATGAACAAGCTTTAAAGAAATCCGGTATAACCGGAGAACAAGCTGCGGCTAAATTAGCTGTCTATCGAAAACAACAACAGGAGATTCTGTCTGTAGAGCAAAAAAGACAAGCTGAATATTTGAAACGTGGGTTACAACCTCAGATTGGTGACGTTGTTGTTTCATTAGCTGCAGGTCAGAATCCGCTTACCGTGCTATTACAACAGGGCGATCAAGTCCGAGGGTTAATCGCACAGACTGGTATTCAGGGAGAACTCCTACGTAAGACCATGCAATCAGCTATGGCAGATACTCTTAAGAGCGTTGTACAAACAGCAACTGCAATGGGTAGTTTATTTGCTGGTGCTGCTGTTTCTGCAGGTAAATCTATCACTGGCTTAGTTACAGGGCCAATTGCTGCGCTTGTTACTGGTTTTAATGAGTCTACTGCAGCAGGCAATTCTGCTTTTGAAGCTATCGGTACTGCATTTAGTCGTGCTTTCAGTGCCACGAGTACTGCTGCATTAACTGCACTCCCTATTTTCTTAACTACTGCTGCTGCTGGCTTAATTGCATTCGGCGTTGCTGCATATCAAGTCATGAAGGAGCAAACTGCTTTATCTATTGCGTTAAACACTACAGGTGGCGCATTAGCAATGACTAGAGATCAGGCATTATCTTTTGTTGAGGCGAATAAGTCTGCTAATACGACCACTACAAAAGGTATAGAAGTTTTAACAGCAATGGCAAAAGCAGGAAATCTTTCCGCAGAGACATACGGTATGATTTCAGAGTCTGCAATAGCTATGGAGAAATACGCAGGTATCTCTATTGAGAAAACTGTAGAATCCTTTAATAAAATGCGAGAAAAGCCTGTAGAGAGTCTTACTGAGTTAGCTAAGGCTACTGGGCTTGTTTCTCCTGCTATTTTAGAAGTAGTTGCGTCCTTAATGAAGCAAGGCCGAGAAGCTGAAGCTGTTAATATTGCAATGATTGCTCTCGCTACTGTAAATAGAGAACAAGCAGCTAATATGGCTAAGGATTTATCTCCTATTGAAAAATTATGGAAGGATATTACTGCTAATATTTATGCTGCTTGGGATGCAATTAAGGGTGCCGT